AAATTTCTTGTTTAAAATGTAATATAAAGAGAGTTGGAAATATTACTTGTTAAAACGGTGGTTTGTTCTCATCTTTTTTCAATATATTATATATTGTCTTTTTATTTGCTTTATTGAAATGTTTTCCAATATAGTCTGTATCGTCTTTAAATATTTTGTTTTGATTATAACCCATTTCTGTTACAAGATAAACCATTCCATTTTGAATGATATCCAGTGCGGTTTTATTGCTTCCATAATGAACGAATAACTCATTTAAAAATGGTTTTATAAAAAATAACAAATCTGGAATAACTATGGAGGATTTTCGTTTGGCTAAGGTTAATATTTTTTTTTCAATTGCTTCGTATATTTTGGGTTGTTCTTGAAACAACAAATAAGGAAGATTTACAGTGTCCCATTCTTCAATAATATTTTTATATGGGGATGCTGGAGTTGGAGAATCTTCTTTTTCAATGATGAGATTAACCGAACGAGGCTTTCGTTTCTTCTTAATTGGTTCTTCTTTTGTTACGGTCGTTTCTTTCAATTCTTTTGTCTGAACCGGAGGAGGTTCAATCGCTGGACGGCGGATTGGCGGTTTATTCATATTTTCTAATCTTTGAATATCTTTTTCAAAATCAAAATCAGCCAACAAGTCAAAAATTTTCTTTTTATTTTTTAAGTTATCTAATATTAATTGATAATTATAATTTGTTGAATTTCTTGCTTCTTCTGTAGCTTTATTTATGGCTTCTAATAAAATTTCTGGATTTTTTAAATATTCATTAACTTGTTGTAATCTTTCATAATGTATTGGATATTTATAACGCCACCAAATACCATTTTTCAATTCTAAAATTTTATCAATATAATCTTGTTTTTTGAATTTTGAGAATTTTGTGAAATTTAACTCTTTCAAGATTTCTTTTAATTTTGGAATGGTTGTTTTCATTAATTCGTCTTCTTGCTTTGAAACTATGGAAGGTATTTTTTTCTCGGGTTCGGGTTCTTCAATTGACTCGTCTTCTTCAATGATAGAAGGAGGATAATTTGGAGGTTTTTTTAATTTTTGTTTTTTAGTTAGTTTTTTCTTTCGTTCGTTCAATTTCAATTTATAATCAAATGTTTCTTTTAATTCTTTTGTCTGGACTGGAGGAGGTTCAATTTTAGGTCGTGTTATGGGTTCGGGTTCTATAATATTTAATTTAACCTTGCGGGGCCTTTTATTTATTTTTTTCTCAATAGATTTGGAAATCTTATAATCTTCTCGTGCATCTACCAATGATTGTTTATACGATATATTATTATCATTTGCATACTCTTTTACAAAATCAATCCAAGCGGTCATTATATATAATGTTATATAAAATATAAAATTATAGGTATATAAATTGTTGTTATTTCTTTAAATCAAATTTAGATATATATATTCACTGATTAAAACGGCGTTGTAGTTGTTCTACAATATCTAACTTCATAACTAATCTTTCCCGAATTTCTTCTAAAAAGAACTCATACACCTCTTCGCATACATCGTGTTCTTCCTTATGTGAGTCGCAATAATATTGACCGCAAAATTCGCACCGTGTCATATTTCGTCTCCTCTTATAATATGTCATATGATATAGATTTAAACTTTATTTTATATTATATTTTTGAATATCTTTAAAGGAGAATATATATAATAAATAGAATTTTAAACACGAGTCGCATTTTTAAATATAACGATAACATACTATAAGTGAGTATAATTTAGTTTATATAACTGTAATACCTTTAATAAATCGGCGTCGCTATATGTTTCAAATTGTGGATTCACGTTACTTTGTATTGATTTAAGATACGCTCTCAAATATAGGATAATTTTTTCACGGTTAATTTTCTTCATATATATATGAATATTATTATAATATATCTATTTTACACGAGTCAATAAATAAAATATATTATAATAATATGAAAGTCAGTTATCTGGATGCGAATGAAGCGACAAGTATTTTTGAGATGTTTAAAGAGATGATAGATGATGGAATTGATATTTCTGGAGAAATTGAAGAATTTAAGGATGCTATTAAATCAATTAATCCAATCCAAATCAAAGAATACTTTGCTTTGAAAGGAAACAAAAAATATTATTTACCTGTATTCAAAGAAGTTATAACAAAATACGAAGGAGAATTAAAACCGTCTGCTGATGAACCTCCGCAAAAAAAGAAATCAAAAAAATATCCTAAGGTTAATCTCGTAATAGAACAACCTGCGGATGAACCTTCGCAAAAAAAAATTTCGTTTGACCGACCGCCTGTTGCCAAGATGACATTGAAAGAACGGCAAAAAATAATTCAAGATAAGATTAAAGAAATTGAATCGCAATCGCCAGAAATAGAAGACGAATACAATCTGGAAATACAGCCAGTAGTTCCGTTTAAGGATACAGACTTATTTGATGCGTATTATAACACATTAAAATTAAAACCTGCTGATAGAACCGACCAAACGCTAAAAGCAATTGAATTTTTTGAAAATGAATTTATAACACGGGGCTTTACGCCTGAGGTTTCCAAGATTTTAAAAAAGAAGATAGCAAATAGCAATATTCAAATACCGCAGTATATACGCAAGAAAATTGAAAATCCTGTTGTTCCTGAGTCATCACCGGGAGATGGTCCTGAAATTTCACAAACACAAACTCCAAAAAAGAAAGGTCGCCCGCCAAAGAAGAAAATCCCTATCGGTTCAAATAAACTCGTCTTACTTGATAATATCATAAAAAAACATAAAGAAGTTGGAACCATGTTAAAGAATTATTTTGATTATGAATACGAAAATTCATAAGAGTTCGCTCATAATTGAGCCAACTTTCAATAAGCCAAATTTGAATTAAGCGTTGAAGTGTGATAAATTATTAAGTTTTGCTCGAAGGCTCGTATTGTTATTTTATCAAATAATTCTATCGTATCCAGTAACGAAATTTCCCAATTATCCCAATTTCCATTATCACGAATAAATTGATATAGTTTTTTATTATATGATTTATCATTAGGATTGTTACATCTTGAATAATGTTCCCTACAACGATTTAAAAAATTATTTAAAATCTTCTGGATTAAGATAGTCAGTCAGACCGCGTCTATATTTTTTCAAATCATCGCCCGACTCAATATCAACAATTAATGGAACAAAGGGTTGGCTTGTTGCGTATTTATACATTTTTAATAATTGGTCTTTATCAATTGCTAATCCATTAGTTTTTAGAATACTCGCTATTTCTCTGTTATTACCTAATTTTAATAAAATTAGATAATTGCAATTTCCACGAATAACAATCGGAATGTAATAGTAATTTTGTGCCAAATATAAAATACTTACATTCTTTTTCCTTCCACGAATATAAAATTGTGCGAGTCGTTCTTGATGTTTATCCATTTGTAAATCGTCGAGGATGATTAAATGCGTTTGCTCTTTATCTATCTTATCTAAATCGGGTAATGATTCTTGTCCTTCTTTAACTTGTAATGAGTCGCTTTTACTGGCTAAATATTTATAAAGAGGTTCAGTCTTATCTTTGCAGATTATTGTTATATCATGAAAGGTTCCGACTTTTCCCTTACAAAATAGATGTATTAAGTTAGTAATGAAATTTGTTTTTCCGCCTCCACTGCTCGCTACGACACACGCACGGAAAGGTATCTTCATTCTATGCAATTCAAAATTTGGATTACTTCCTGTATCATCTAAAAAATGCTTTGGTATAGTTTCGTAGTAATTTATCATTATATATTATTGAGAATATATTTTTAAAATAATAAAATACGAATATATATAATGAACTCGTTATATATATTTTTAAGTATTTTAATACCGCCTATTGTTGGTAGCGTGTTGTTGTATATTTACAAAAGTAAATGCAGTAATGTTAAGTTGTGCTATGGGTTGATTGAAGTTAAAAGAGATGTTCGTGGAGAAGAAAAAGTTGATATTAATAGTCAAAATAATAATTTAGATATTATTAATTGCGTTTAAATGTTTCTTTGTTTTTTTGTGTTGCAATAAATTGGATATATTAATAATACAACCACATTCACAAGTTACCTTTTCTTTTCGTTTTTCTGCGATTTGTTGTTTATTTTCTTCATAATAATCTTTACTTTTTTCTATAATTTGTTGTTTATTTTCTTCATAATATTCTTTATGTTTTTCTATAATTTGTTGTTTATTTTCTTCATAATATTCTTTTCTTTGTTCTGCAATTTGTTGTTTATTTTTTTTATTATATTCTTTATGTTTTTCTAATATTTGTTCTTTATTTTCATTATAATATTCATTATATGTTCTTGATGGAATAACTTTATTTAAACTTGCTTTATAAAATTCAATCCAATAACGCTCTCTTTTATGCGAATCTAATTTATCAACAGCATTATATTTCTCAATTTCAACCATATTCCAGTTATCCCATCCCATATTATCACGAATAAATTCATAAACATATAGATTATACCTTTTTGAAGTTTCATTATTACAGTTACATTTATGATTTTGTTTTCTACTTCTAAAATCGGTAGTCGAACCTATATAACACTCTGTAATATTCGTATCCTTACAGACAATACGGTAAATAATTGTTTTAGAATAATCAATCTTATTAACTGGCATTTATTACATTATACTCTATTTTACTCTTTAAATTATTTTCATATATTCGTTTGATAAATAAATAAATTATATTTAGCAATATTATATGGCAAACGCACTAACCTCAGTTCAATTACTTTCCCTTGCTAAAAAATTACAAGACACGCAAATAGCGGGGATTTATTACAAAGATGAGTTGGCAGATTTAACTCTTGAATATAACAAAGGTTATATTATTAATTTAGAAAGCGAAACAGAACCCGGGAATGGAACCCATTGGGTATGTTTTATTGTAATGAAATATCCCAATAATAAGCGTGAATGTTATTATTACGATTCTTTCGGTATAAATTGTCCTCAAGAAGTGACTCGTTTTTGTAAAGGAATACAAATCCATTATAATAAAAACGACCATCAATCATTAATGAGTTCAGTTTGTGGGTTTTTTTGTCTAGCTTATCTCTATTTTGTAACTCGTTGTGATTTGCGTTCAAAAGATTTATTGAAAGATTCTAAAACATTTTGTGATTTGTTTTATGATTTGAATGTTAGTAATAATTATCATCATAATGAATTTGTTTTACAGCAATTTTTTAAACCAGAACCAAGCGGGCGAAATATTATTAAGAAAGAATAATATAACCTCCAGACTTTCTAGAAGGTTCTTCGGGATTTTTCTAACCTTAATATATGCCATACGAAATAACACGATTTCCGAATGGAAAATTTCAAGTAATAAATAGCGTAACTGGAAAAATTCACGCAAAGCAAACGACACTTAAAAACGCAAAAAAACAGTTATCATTATTAGAGTGTTTAGCAGAAGATGAGGGGTGGCGCAACGAATATGAGGTGCCACAAATGGAAGGCGAAGGAATATTAAACATAGCATCGTCATTATGGAATCCAGCAACCGCAGAGCCCCCACAAATGAAGCGGTTTTTAGAACAACACGGAAATGAAGTAATAAAAAAAATGTTTGTGAGACGAGAACCACTTTCATTTTTAATTAATATT